GTTCTTGCAAATGCTTCATTTGCTCGATTGACTAAAGGTACGCTACTGACCCATATTTAACGTTTCCCAACGCATTTTTAACATTTGCAAACACTTTGTGGCATGGTTTTTGCTGGGTCGCCACTTTATCGTTTTTTAACATTTCGCCACAGACTTTGGCACGTTTTTTGTTATGCGTGTGCGCCCGTGAAATTGTTTCACGTGGAACACTGCCACACCTACGCACGAAATAAAATGTTTCACGTGGAACACAACACAAAGAGTTAAGAAAAGTTAAAACGAAAATAATTTGTGCGCCAACGCTTGCAGGTGAAATAAATTGTTTAACTTTGCAGCGTGTTAAACAATTAAATACTTTATCAAAATGAAAACAACCGATTTACTTTATCAAAATCAGAAAGTGTTAAACGCATTACAAGAAATGTTGCTTACAAGTAAAAAACACGTTGAGTTTTTGGCGGCAAATGCGCCCGAAATTCGTACAAGTTTGGAAAGCATCGCCGAAAGCCTGCAAACGGGGTGTGATATTTTGGAAAATCAAATCGTGTTTAACCGTGATACACGCAACAAGTTTGCAAAAGAAGTCGCCTGCAAAAATCAAGCGTATGACTTTATCGCCGCTGAAAAACTTATCGGGCGTTTCAAAACCTTTTGCGAATGTTACCCCACAAACATTGCAGGACAAATAACAATCAGCAAGCAAAAGAAAAGGCGGTAACAATCAAGTTGCCGCCTTTCTTTTTATCCTGCCTTGCAGTTACTCAATATAAACGCCGTCAGACAAAGCCGTGTATATCATTTCTTGTTCCTCTGTCAGCATTTCGGCGGTGTGGATAGGTGTTACATCATCGAACACGTTAAACCCTCTGAAATCGCCTAAAATGCCCGTTTGTCGGTCGGTGTTTCGCCCGTTGCTTGCGCTCTCGTACCACTTGCAGTAAATGTAAGGTTCTAAGCCGTAATATAACATTTCGTTCCAATCATCGCCGCCCACGGTTTTAACTTGGGTGCTTGGTGAAAGGTATATTATTTCGCTGCTTGGCTCTGTTTCCTCAACTTGAAATACAACGCCATTGCAGGACAAAAGCGCAACCCCGTTGCCCGTTACCACGTTTATAACGTACTGCAAACCTATCGTTTTGCCTGCATAATCGGTATTGAGTGTAACAAAGCCTGCAAACGGCAAAAAGATTTGTATTTCGCTTTCGTAGTCGGTGTTGTCCTCATTATGCGCCGGCACAACCGCCGTGCCGAAATCCAGCGTTATTTTGTCTTGCGATGGCTGGTGGCAAGATACTCCCGTATTGTAGTTGCCGCATCGTATTACATCGGTGCTGCTTGCGCCTATGTTAGTATAAACACGGCGTATTTTGTTCACGTATGCGCCCAAATCAATGTTTTCGTATATGGGTGCGCCCGTGCTTGGGTCTGTGCCCGTTTCCTTGAAAAACCTTTTGCCGCTAAACTCTGCCAACTCATCAAGCGTTACCAAATACACGTTTATTGCGCCGTACTGCTCGCCCACAACGGTAACGGGGTACGCTTCCGCAACTACTCCCATACTTTGATAATCGCCTAACAAAATTTGCCCCGTTGCGGTCTGTTTATCCTCGGAAACGGTTAGCGGTTTATTTTGATAATATCCTTGTTCGTCTTGGTATGAAAAAACGGGTATTTTCATTTCGTCCGTATCACCAAACGCCGTGTTCGGGTTCGCTTTCAAAACAACGCTTAACGTGTCGCCCTCAAACAAATGTTCGGGTATTTCGGGGTCTGCATAACAATTACTTAAACTTGGTTCTATCATTATAGCGTACAAGTATTGCCCCGTTATCGTTACGGGCTTTGTCGGGTCTATATCCGTAACGGTTGCCGTTGCTATGCTTCCACGTTCCAAAACCTCAACTTCCATTTGTACGGTTTTCGGTTGCCCGTCCGTACCCGTATAATTTACGGTCGGTTGCTTAAAACGGTATCTTGGATAACTACCATTAACCGTAAAAGTCGCCGTTTGTCCGTCATACGTGTGTTGTTCGGTCGTGTCCGCTATTTCGTTTGTAACGGTTAGTTCGGGTGTTCCCCCGCTGGCTGTCGTACCCGTAAGCGTGAAACTCTTGCCCGTGTCGGCATCGGCATACTCCCAACTTGCCGTTTTACCGTCTGGCGAAATTGTCAAGTCCTTCGTATTGGGGTAGCCGTAACTGCCCGTAAACTTCACTTGCGCCGCCGTTATCTTGTAACCCTCATTTGCCTTTACCGTTACCCTCGCTTTCCACTTTCCCAACTTTTCGCCCGTTGCGGTCGTGTTCGGTATGTTGTTTATAACTTCCAAATCGTTTTCGCTTCGGGTGTTTCCCGTGATAGTTATTTCCGTGTCTGCATCGGTGTCATGCAACTCACCAAACGCCCAAACCTTTGCGCCGTTCATATCCAAAACAACGCTTTTCGGCGTTCCGCTGGTGTCCGTGTAGGCGGCTGTAATATCGCCTACAAACAAATAACCGTCATTCGTTCTTACGTTTATATCCCAATAACCGTCGCTTGCGTACCACTGGCTGTTATCATCGTGTGCGTTAGGTATATTTACAATTACTGCCATACTCTTTTAATTTTCGGTTGTTCCTTTCAAAGTTACCATAATGATACCCCCGTTTTCATTCAAAAGCCCCGTTTCAGCAAACGGCACTTTCTCGAAATTCGGGGTTCTATTGTAAACCGTTTCACGGTTGGAAATATACGGGTCGGGGTTGTCGCTTTCAGATACACGCCCCGTTGCCGCCAAAATTTCGCTTTCGTAGGTTTTAAGCACGTCAATACGCAATGCAAGTTCGTAGGCGTTGTTTCCCTCAAAACTTACCCTATCCACGAAATAATAACGCCCCAAATCGGGTATGTAACAATAATTGAAAGTCGGTCGGGGCTGCTTTCGTAGTGTTACGGTCGGGCGCAACACATCGAAAGTTTGCCGCAAATCGCCCTCAATCGCCGTAAAGTCGCCCAACTGCTTGTTTACCGTGTTGGGGTGTCCGTTGTATGAATATAAGTTTATCGTTGTCATATCGGTAAGAAAAAAGGCGGTGCGGTGCGCTTTCACCTGCACCCACACCGCCCAAAGTTAAACAATCTAATACCTATTGAGTTACTCAATAAAGAATACTACAAAGTTCTCGTTTGTATCGTTGAAATACCCTGCATCAAACTTGTAATAGTTGTTGAAAAACTCTGCCTTTGCGTTGTAGTTCGTTGTTACCCGTCTGTCAAGATTGCAAACGCCCAACGCATCACGGTCGAACATTACGCCCAACACGCCCGAAATTTTAACGGCTTTGCCGCCGCTTTCCTTGATATTAATGTTTCCCGTGCTGGCAAACTCGTAGTTCTTTCCGCTGCCCTGCCAAAAAGGTACGGTTTCGGCTTGCGGCAAAAGCACATCGCCACGGTTGAACGTGTCGGAATAAAGATAGGTTTGCGCTGCCTTTGCAAAGTCGGACAAAAGAACAACGTGTAACATATCTTTCGGCGTAAATCTTTCCTTGCTGCCAACATTGAACACGGTCGAAATGCTTTGCAGGCGGTCGGCATACGTACCCATTACGTAAGATGCAAAGCGGATGAAATCGGGGTCGGTTATCGCCTTTGCCGCTGTCAGTGCGTCAGGGTTCGGGGTCGGGTCGGGTGTGCCTGGTGTTGCAGGGAAATACTTGTCATTATACAACTTCAAAAGGTTCACACATCTTGCAGTGCTTGCGCTTGCAAGGTCTGCCCCTGCCATATCGCCTACCGCCGTTGCTCCAAACGCTTTCGCATCAGCCAAAACGGTTTCCGCAATCATATTGTTAATTGTGCGCATAATCAGCGCATCGGCTTTGATAGTCATAGACTTTTCAACGGCTGCATAAATCATCGAAATAAAGCCGTTAAGTTGTGCGGCGTTGCTGAAACTTTCCTTAACCTGCCTTTCGGTGATTGATACGGGCACTTCAAACGTAACCTTTGAGTTGAAAAACTTTGCGGTAACGGTCGGTTTGTGAAATACATCTTGGTCATAAGTATGTCCGTCCTTCAAGTCCCACGTATCGTTTTCCTCTGCTTCGGGAACATCGGCACTTATTTTCTCCAACACGCTGCCAAACTCCCACGCATCCATAAGTACGGACGGCACTTTGCCCGCATAAGGTCGGTTTACGAAAATCACCTTGCCGATATGGTTTACAAGTGATTTTACGTAATTATCCACGGCACTTTGATTGAACACTTCCGTGCCTAAATCCACAATGCCCGTTAAATCTTCCTGCACAATGTCGGTTTTGCCCAAAACTTCTTTTGATACGCTGTTAATAAGCGTGTAAATCTGCTTTACTTCCATATTGCTAAAAATTAAAAATTAGTTATTCGTAAATACTCGTTGTTATCTCGCTTACAAGTGCAAAGATAATGTTTTTTCTCCAATTATCACGCCTTAACTGCAATTCTTTTGCAATTTCGCTTGAAATTGATTTGCTTGTGCCCGTTCCTTTGCTGGTTTCGGTTGTTTGGCGTTCCTCTGTGCGGTTTCTCTCATCGTTTGCGGTCTTTCGGTCGCTGTCTGAAAAATCGGTGTCATTAAACGCCTTGTTTGCGCCCGTTTCGGTGTTGTCCGTGCTTTCCTGCAAAGTTACGGTTTCCGTCCGTTCAATTTGCCCCGTGACGGGTGTCAGTACATCGTAATCGGCAAGCATCGCCGCCGCTTCACGTTCCCAGCCCTGCACGTTTACCGCAATCACCGCCGAAACAACATCGCTTGCGTTGTCGCTGGTTATGCTGTTTACAACGGTCTTGCCGCCGTACATCAGTAAGGCGTAAGCGTCTAACTTGGTCGGGTCGGTATCGCCGAAAATTGCGGCGTACTCTGTCGGATATTCGGTCTTGAAAACCGTTGCGAATATCCCGTTACCCTTTGTAAATAGTTCGCTGTATTTCATTGTTTATCGTTGTTTTCTTCGTTTTCTTCTGTTTCTTCTGTTTCCTCTGTTTCGGTATCGTTACCGTCCGTTTCCGTTTCCGTTTCTTTCGTTTCTTCTGTTTCCTCTGTTTCGGTATCGTTCCCGTCTGTTTCGGTGTCGTTTCCGTCTGTTTCGGTTGTTTCCAAATCAGCCGCCAAAGCGTTGTAATTATCTCTTTCCAAACCCCAACTTGAAGCAAGTTTAACCGAAATTTCGGTGTCGAACATTTCGTTAATTTTCTCAACTGCATTTTGTCTTTCTTTTAGCATATTATCCACATACGGCAATAGTATATCTACATTCATACTTACCTCGCCCAAATTAAGGCGTTCACGCTTCATATTATAATTTGCGTTTAACCCCAATTCGTTGTACATACTGGCTTTGTAGTATTGTATCATTTCAATAAGTTGTGTAATATACACGCTGTTTGTGGTCGGGGCTGTCTGCATATTTACGCCCTTGAAAAATGCGTTTTCCCCGATAATTGAAAATTCGCCGTCTTGTATCTTGCGCAAAAACTCATCGGCACTTTGTTTTGTCTTGTCATCGCTGGCACTTATAAGCATCGTGATACGGGTCAAAATGCTTGCCGTGTTCAACGAAATAAGCCCGTCAGTATGTAAGACGGCATACCGCCCAATAAGCGGCAAAAGGCTTTCGCCGTTGCTGTCATTCTCAATCAAAACCCCGTCTTTCTGTATATCGTAGGTTTTGTTTAACTTTAATGCAGGGTTCGCCACGGTGTAAAGCGTTGCCCGTCCGTAAACATCGGGTTCGCCGCCTTTGCCGCCCGATAACGCATACAAAACCCCGTCCACGCTGGTAACAAAGGCGTTGCCCGTGGTCTGCAAAAACCGCTCCAATTCCTTTTGCGGTATGCTGTCGGGCAAACCCTCATACTCAAACATACTTTGAGTTTTCGCCAACGTGTTCGCCATAAATTCGGTTACGGCGGTGTCTTTGTCCCTTACTTGTTGCTGGTATAACTTGTAAATATTATCTTTCCTTTTCATCTGTCAAAACTTTAATAAGCGTTGTTAATTCGGCTAATACTTTCGTATTTTCCGCAATCGTGTCTTTTAGGTGTTCCGTTTCTTCTTGGTGCGTCTGTCTTTGTTTCACCATATACCAAAACAACGCCCCACACATCACAATCGGAAAACCCAAACTTGAAATGATTTGAATAATAGTATTTGCGTCCATATCAATAAATTTTTAGTTCCTATTGCAAAGGTAGTTATTTATTTCGTAAAACGTGCAGTTCGGCACGAAATTTGCACCAAACCGCCGTTATTTTCATTTAAGCGAAACAATGTTTGTCTTTGCGCTCGTAATTAAATAATTGCGTACTATTTCGCCGACTTCGTTGTCTTGGTAGAAAACTTTGTCTATTGCGAAAAACCGTGCGACTTGTTGTTCCACATAACTTGCCGTACTTAACAACTTGCGTTTGTAGTTCGGTTTGCCGTTCATTTCCAGCGAATAAATAAGGCTGTTTTCCTCATCTTTTATCGGGGTTGTCTTTGCGTGTATGTACGTGAAACATTCGTTGCCTACTTGAATAATGTTACCTTGCAAAACAACATCGTTAAACTTAATGTAATACACAAACAACACATCTTGCGGCTTGTACTTGCACGGCAAATGCGGATATACTGCAAGTTCCCATTTACCGCCCGTAATCATCTGCAAGTTTTGGTTATCGAAACAAAAATACTTGTTGCTGGCTTTGTGTTGTACTATCGTGCTGCAATACTCAACCGCCACTATTGCGCCGTGTTCGCCAAAGCGGTATATATCTATCGTTCCCTGCTCCATAAACGGCACTTGCTTCAAACCCATTTCCGTAAAGTACGGGCAAAACTTGTTTACCGTGTTCCCCAGCATAAAAACCTTAACATCGTTGCGCTGGCGTATTATCGTACTCAAAAGGTTCATAAACAACATAAACTCATCGGGCAAATAATACCGCCGTGTCAAAAACTCATCAAACACAATCGTTGTAACATTCGGGTAACTGCTGCTCTTTTCGTGTTCCTGCTCTGAAAGGCAAAACCCGTAACAAAACGGGGTCGGGTCGGGTGTCCGCTTGTTTTTCTCTGCATCGTAGTACGACAAAAACCATTTGTTCGACATATAAAACACTTCGTTAAATTTGCCCTCTGTCAGTTCCTCAATAAGCCCGTTAGCCACGTGGTTTGCAAACAGACTTTCGGCACGTTTGCCCCGTAAGTCCTCACGCCATCGGCGTATATACGCCATTTGCTTGCCCGTCTTGATATAGTTTTCCAAACCATATTTTAAGGCTGCATAAGTCTTGCCGTTTGACCGTTCGCCAAATATAACATTATAGTCGGCGTTCTTGCTTAAAATCGCTTTCAAGTCGTAAAATTTCGGCTTGTCTGTCTTTGTCTTTCTTGTTGTCATACTCTTATTATTTTAGTCCTTAAATTTGATACCTCGCAAATAATTTATGTACATAACCGAAAGGGAAAGGCTGTATCCGGTCGGCTCTAAATGTACGCCCGTGCGTTCGTTGTAATGCGCCGTGCTGCCTTTGTAGTCGGTTATTTCGCCTTGTATCTCGTAGTCTATGTAAGTATGTATGTTCTTGCCCGTTGCTTGCGGTGGAATGTCTAAATAATTAGTGAAAGCGTCAAAGATACCGTTTGCCCCGTACTTTTCAATAAGGTACGGAATAGCGGCTTTTTTGTTCACGCCCGAAACGGTTAAACTAAAATCGTATGCCCGTCCGCCTGCTTTCAGTGCGTTCGGTTCTTGCACCATATAGCGTTTAGCCCCCAGCGTCTTAAACCGTGTATATGTACCCTCGAAATCCCAAACGCCCAAAGTCTTTGTTATGCCTTTTATCGTTTGCGGCTCGCATAGCGAAAACGGCAAACCGTGGTACTTGCAGGCTGCACGCAATTTCATTTGCACCTGCATATTATAAGCCTTGAAATATGCTTCGTGCGCTTTCCCGTTCATTATCTTAATGCTGTCCGTGTCGCTGTATATGTAATCGTCTTTTGCTTCGTGTATGCCCGTGAAAAGGTTGCGCCGTGCGTATGCTGTTACGAAAATGCCCCACGGATAAAACAAAAAACGGTTCTTGCTGGTATTGTACTTGTATAAAAGTTCTTGTTTTTGTTCGGCTGTCATTGAGTTAATATCCCATTCGCCGTTATATGTAAACTCATCACGCAAAGGGTTGGTAACACTCATACCGTAACAACTGTTTAACATTTCCTTACTGTTTAGGTATTCCACTTCTTTGCCCTCAACGCCTTTTAATTTCGTCTTGCTTTCGTACAAATGCAGGATAGACTTTACAAACGGGGTCGGCAAATACTCTTTCTTGTAACAATACATTTCACCCACTCGCATACTTTCCCACGTGTAAAAGTTTTTGATTATATTAAAATCCACGTCCGTAATTGTCAGTGCTATTTTTGAAGCCGCCACAATGCGCCCGTTATTCTCGCACGGGTTTTCTTTCACAAAACATTTGCTTGCCGAAATCGGGTTGTCCTGTGTTTCGCTGGCAAATATGTTGGTAAACTCAATATCGAACACGCAACAATACTTTGATATTAAAAACTCAAATTGCGCCATACTTTTAACCGTGATTGCAACGCCTTGCGACATCGGGTATTTTTCCGCTATCATTACATACGGGTAACTGCTTGTAAAGTCGTAACTATCCACGTTATACATTATTTCGTCTGTATATTCGGCGTTTGCGTGTGTGAAACCGCCTGCAAACGCACGTTGCAGCATATTAAATTCATTCATACCCGTAATTTGTAGTTCCTGCATCAGGTTTACGTAATCCCAATTCGGCACGGTCTTTCCTGCATCGCTTTTTTCACGCAAACAATGCGCACGGCAATACTTGCGCACAAACCCCGTCTTTGTTATCGGTATATGAGTTATACCCTTGCTTTCCTCGATACGTTCTTGTATGTAGCACATCACTACTTTAATATCGTTTATGCAGTAGTGTATTTCCGCATCAGTCAGCGGCGTTTCGCTGTGCCTTATTTGCTGGTAGTCCAAATCGCCAACGGCTTTTGCACACTTGTATTTCATAAGTTGTTCGCCCAACTTTGCAAGCGAATAACCCGAAAGCAAGTAACTACATCTAAACTCAATGTTGCCTGTTGTTATCGCATAAATCGGTTTGCGCAAATCAATACTGAAAACCCGTTGCCACTCAAACCACTTGCGCAAAAACTGAAATTCGTATGAAAGGTTATGCACATACACAATAAGGCGTAATTTGTCATTCAGCCCTAAAACCTCGCTTACGGTCTGCATCATCGTGACAAATTCGCCCCACGTGCGCCCCATTATTGTATATCCGTTTATGCCAAACTGCCAAACGTACATTATTGCGGCTTTCTCTAATTTAGCCCTGCGCCCGTTCCCGTCCTGCATACGCTGCACTTGCTCGTATGTGTACGCCCGTCCGTCCGTATCACGGTAAAAACTTGTTGTTTCAATATCAAAGGCGCACGGTATGTTATAAAACCTTTCGCCCTTGCTGTTTCCGATAATGTTTTTTTCGTTTACGGCGGCTTTCAGTACTTCGTTTATTTCGGTCGGGCTGTTTATTCTTTCTTGTAACTCAAAAGGTATTTTTTTCATAACCCAAACTTATTGAAGTTGCGCAAAATGCGCTCTATATCGTTTTGCATATCATCCATTGCGTCCGCAACCTCATTTGCTTGCCGCTCTATCTCTGCATCAATCGCCCGTGATATGCTTTGCGCTTCACTCTCAATTTGTGTGCTTATATCGCTTGCGCTTTGCTCCATTTCGCCCGTAAAATCCTTGTACCGCATCAAATACCGTTCCACGAAATCACTATCGGAAACGCTGTTTAACTTGCCCTGCAAGTTCCTTGCCATTAAATTGTACTCATATGGCGTTAAATCGTACATACGTTGCAGGTGTTGCCCGTACTGCCTTGCACCTTGCGCCGTACTGGTTGGCTGGCGTAAAAACGAAATCGCCTTTCCGTACTCAATTTTTAGGGTGTTCCAATCGCCTTTCATTGAAAACTTGGTAAACCCCTTAATATCGCCTTTGTTTAACGCTTGCACGGCTGGAGAAAGTTGTCCGCTTTGCTCTATATTCTGAATACGGCGGTTTGCCATTTGGAAAACCCTGGCAATCTCTTTGCGGTATTCGGGGCTGCTTTCCACGGCTTGCAATATCTCTTTTTTGATTTTCGCCCGTTGGGTTGCTCCAAATACCGACTTTGAAAATTTAATCTTGTAACCTAACTTTGCCATACGCTGTTATATTAAATAGGGGTTACAAACATTGCAACCCCTACAAAGTTAAACATAACTTTTCAAACTCTTACAAGTCCACAAACGAAATAGAATAACACTTCTTGCCGTGGCTCTCATACTCGTAAATCGTGTACCCGACTTTGTCGTCTTTGATAGTTTGTACTGCCTCATCATCGGCAAGTATTTCACGCACCGTTTCGGCGGTGTGGCTTGGCAGGTTCACCAGCCGTTTGTTTTCTTCGTCAATAATTACGGGGCTGTCGCCTAATTGTGATTTGTGGACATAAAGCCCGTTAATCTTGTGTACAACATCGTTGCCGCCCTCGTTTTCAGAGTTGAAAATATCGGCTAACTTGGTGTACTGAAAATCGGTTGTGTCAATACCGAAAGTTGTCTTGTTAAATTTATTTGCAAAACTTTTCATTGTAGTAATTCTTTTAATTGTTAAACTTGTTGTTAATTATTCGGCTGTCTGTCCTTGCGGTTCACCGTCAAACGGCAAATTCGGTTCGGGGTTTGCTTGCTGCTTCAAGTCCATAAGCCACGCACGAAAGCGGTTAATTTTCATAACCGCACGCTGGTTGCGGCAAACTTCATTACACGCCATAAGGCTACCCAACGCCGACAATGCGGCAAAACTAAACTCGTCAAATGCGTTTCTTTTTTCTTCCATTGTAGTAAACTTTTAATTGTTAAACATAGACTTTTTGAATTTCAACATACCGTTGTGTTTCACTACCGTTGTATCGGTGGTTACTATCGTTGCTTTGCCCCGTATCGTTGTAGCCTTTGAAACGGCGCACCCCTGCAAGATTGCAGATAAAAACAACATCGCACCACATACGACAAAAATAGATAAACACATCGCAACTTCTTTGATTGCTTCTTTCGGTTGCTCTTTGAAATGCTTTACTAACTCTTTCATATTTCAACTTGTTTAAGTAACACGTTGCAAAGATACAACTTTTTTCTAACATACAAGCATAAGCGCACAAATTATTTTCGTTTTAACTTTTCTTAACTCTTTGTGTTGTGTTCCACGTGAAACATTTTATTTCGTGCGTAGGTGTGGCAGTGTTCCACGTGAAACAATTTCACGGGCGCACACGCATAACAAAAAACGTGCCAAAGTCTGTGGCGAAATGTTAAAAAACGATAAAGTGGCGACCCAGCAAAAACCATGCCACAAAGTGTTTGCAAATGTTAAAAATGCGTTGGGAAACGTTAAATATGGGTCAGTAGCGTACCTTTAGTCAATCGAGCAAATGAAGCATTTGCAAGAAC